CTTTATTAATACCTAGACTCTTACCTAATAATCTTTTAACATTTGGCCAAATTAATTGAAGGCCCATAGCACCGCCTGAAAATAAAGCTTCGTCATAAGCATCTTTTAAATTTCTAATTGTTTGATCTTGTTCATAAGCTGCGCTAGGATCTGGTAAACCCATAAAGTATCTTGTTACATCATTAATAAAATCATACGCCATATTACCGCCATATTTCGCCGCAACATTTGATCCAATAAAAGCACCTGCTTGAGCTACTTTATTTTTACCTAACGTAGCTAAAACTGCTTTTTGTAAATTTCTTTTGCCGTTAGGAACGTTATTTACAAGTTGTCCAGCTAATGCTAGATCCGTTGCTATAACTCCTGCGTCTGTAATTGTAGATTTAGGATCGGGTGTAACTAGAGCTCTTGTTACAAAGTTTTTTATACCTTGTCCCATCTTACCTGGTTCAAAAGGATCACCGCCTGGAAAAATATCAAACGCTTCTCCCACAGCAGTGCCTAATCCTGGAGCATCTGGAGCAGCTGCTTGTTTCTCTGCTTCTTTAAGATAAAAACCAATAGGGTCATTTATTTGATTGACTCTGTTTTCAATCATTTGTTCTATTTGTGGTAAATTTTTTACTTTAGATGCTGCAAATCTTCCTGCTATTTGCTCAATAGCATTTACTTCTACTTGATTACGAGGAGTAAATGTTTCCATTGTTGAAGCATCTACACCATTAACTATTCTATCTACAGTTATAGGAATTGTTTCTTGAATACCGTAAGGAGCTAAAGAAAATTGTACAGTTACTTGTTCCATTAGTTTGTTAATCCTTTCGTAGAGTCAATAACAAAAGCAGATGTTCCTTGAGTGTTAGCGTCAGGAGTTTGTATATTATCAGGATCTCTTTTTGAAGGATTCATTAAAAAATCCATACTTCTATCAGTACTGTACTCATCATATCCTAAAGCCATCATTCTTTCAAAGTAACCTCCTTCTTCTCCATAATTTAAATATATCTGTGCTAAATCATTTTGACGACTTTTCATTAACTGTCTTCTTAATTCAGTTATTTTAGTAAGAACGTCAGGAGCTGAATCGCCGTATATATTTAAGTCTTTTGCTGCACGTTCAATATCATCTAAGTTTAATCGGCCTGATGATTTACGCGCTCTTGCAATTGCATAAATAATATTGTTAGCTCTAACTTCATTGGCAGGTAATTCTGTATCAAAAAATTTTAATTTCGAATAAATTAAATCACGTTCTTCTTCTTTTGTTCTACCATCTGTTCCTTCAAACTCAAAAAAACCTGATTGTTTATTTGTACCTACAGTAAACTTACCATCTATTCTTGGACCTAACATTTTTTCCATTTCAGTTCTACCTAGAACACCTAGTTGATCAAAAGCTTTATTAGCATCAAGAATTGCTTGAAAGTCTTCTTTATTAATTAATCCTGCGTCTACCTGAGCTAAAAGCTCAGGATCTTCTAATGCTAATTCAATAGCACTTGCTAAGTTTTGTAATTTAGAGACTTTTTTCTTTGTTAGAGGATCAATGTAAGATTCACTTTGAAAGAACTCATTAAACTGACTGCTGTAGGCATCACTAAATATTTGAGCCATGCTTTGAAATCTTTTCTGTAGACCTGCAATAAAACCAGCACGACTTGGTTTGTCCCTAAAAGATTTGTCCATTAGATCTAAAGTTATTAGAGCGCTGTCTTTTGTTTGAAGTCCACTTAATATATCATTAAAAGTCGTATTACCCGCAGTGCCACTTCCGTAGTCATCTTTATCCCACTGTGATGTTATTGAACTTGTTACTACTCCTTCAGGATTATCAATTAATTGATAGCCTTGGGCCGTGGGTCTATAATATTGTGGACCTGACAACGTGCCGTCTTCACGAATACTTTGCACAACAACAGCATCAAAAGGCTCACTTAATTTACCTGTTGAATCTTTCGTTGATATTTGTACTCTTTTTGGTTTCGTTGCTTCAATTTGATAATCTTGAAATTTACTCATGGTTGTTTTCATTGCAGCATTATACAAATCCATTGAATTTTTATCATTAGCTATTAATCTTTCATATTCTTTACCAGCAACAGCCATGCCTGTTTGCCTGTTCATGTTGTCAATATTTCTTTTATCTAAAAGTGCTTGCGCCTGCTGTTTTAATTTAGTTGTTATCTTTGCTTTTTGTAGTTGTTGCGCTTCTTGTTGTTGCATTAAATTTATTTTAGCCAAATCTTGAGCGAGCTGTGCTCCTGCTGGAGCAATTGCAGCCCCTATTCTTCCTCCTTCGGTAGGCCTCATTAAACCAAAACCAAATTGTGCTAAAGCTAATTTTTTTTGACCAGAAAAATCAGTTGTTTGAAACATTCTATTTATTTGTTCATCCGTTAATTGAGGAGAACCAAATTCTTTTAAATAAGAATCTTCATCGATATATTCCTTATCTGCGTATTCTTTTATTAAATCAGCGTAATCAGGGTTATTTAATAAAGGTTTTTCAGGGGGTGTTGGTATATATTGAGGAAAAACTTGTTCCTCAAAAATATCTTCGTTTTCCATTCCAAATTGTTGATCTGGTCTAGTTACCATTTACTCTCCTAACTTAAAGTTCCAAGGCCAAAGGCGCCGCCTCCACCTTGATTATTTAATATGCCATATGTTCCAAGTCCTGCACCGATAGCACCAAGAATAGGATTAGTATATGGTGGTGTATTGTATTGAGCAGTAGCTTGATAGGCAGGTAGACCTTGCATTATATCAGAGAAGTATCCTAATCGTTTAAGTGGTTCTTGTTGTGTTTCAACAGCCTGTCTGAATTTTTCATTTTCCTCTTGTTGCTTCTGTTGCTGTTGTGCCCCACCTAAAGTAAATAATGAACCTAAACCTTGTTGTTGCATACCAAATTGCTGTGATCCGAGGCCCGCGACCTGTGCTCCAAGTTGCGCTGTTTGCTGACCTAAATTAGCTTGTGTCTGACCAAGTTGACCAAACATACCAGCCGCTGATAATTGTCTGCCTCTTGCTGCCTCAGAAGTACCAATAGCTTTATCTTGTGCTTGTTGAAAGTTTTGTGCGAGGTCTTGAAATATTCTTCGTGATTTAATATCTTGTAAATTTTTATCCAGCTCTGCTTCTTGTACTGCTTGCCTTGAACCACCAAAAGCACCTATGTTTTGCGCTTGATCTTGAAGTTGATTTCGCTGCATTGCAGCTTGCTCATCCATTTGTTTCAATGCTTCTTTAGTTACATCACTTTGATACTGATTAAAAAATTGTTTGTAATTACTTGTTGACGGATCAAATTGTTGTTGAGCTGATTGCAGTGAAGGAATGCCCATTGCTGATGTTGTTTGACCAGCACCAATTCCTTGCATGCCTATACCGACTGCGTCTTGAGCTGTTTTAAAATAAGGATCAAATGCTGCGCCTGCACCAGTTGGTTCACCTGTTGTAGGATCTATACCGTATAAACCCGCTGTGCCTTGAATAGCACCTGTTTGTAATGGTTGAAAACCTGTAATACCTTGTTTTGGGATACCGCCAGCATAGGGAGCCTTTGTAGCATCAAAAGCACCTTGTAAAAGGTTACGTTGAAACTCTTCTATATATGCAGGTGGTTGCGCAAATCCGTATGAAACAGCCATTATATTATACCTCTGCCTTTCGAAGATTCTGGATCTAATTTGTTCATCATATTATACATTGCTTTTGGGCCGCCTGCATTGTCCACAGCTTTCGCTGTAAATACAAACTCGCCATCACTTAACATTGCTGGAATTTTATCATCTTTTGGTCCACCAGGGCCACTTATCATTCCCATTTTTGGAGGGAAGAAAGCTGTAATACCTGGATTATCTTCTATTTTATTCATCATTTGATCACTTGACATGTTAGCACTTAAACCTGGAACTCCTGTTGATTCACCGCCCATTGCTCTTCTAACAGGTAATTTCATCATGTTATTTTGATAAGGATTACCACCCATGCTTAACTTAGCAATACCGCCATCAGCACTTTCAATTATTCTACCTTCTGAGTCATATTGAAAGGGTTTATATATTTCAAAACGATCGTCAACAAAAGGGCTACCACCTGTTGGGCTACCATATTTGTTTGATACAAATTTGTATCTTTCTTCATTTTCTGCTTGTTCTCTAAGAATATCTTCTCGTTCTTGCTTATATTGTTGATTAGCTAAATAAGCGTTAACAAAAGGTAATAAGTCTTTTATACCACCTAATCCTCCTAATAAATTTTGAGCTGTTCCAAGAATACCTGTTCCTTCTTGAAGAACATCACCCATGGCTTTACCACCTGGTACAACTTTATCAAAACCACCTATTAGGTTTTTTCCGATTGTTCCTGCTTTACCTAAATTATCAAATAATGTTGCTAATCCAAATTCTTTACCGCCTGGTAGAATTCCTGCTCCAAGCCCTAAACCTGCTGCTGCAAGGACCTCCAACGGATTGTCTTCGACGTGACTGCCGATATCTCTTATACCTTTACGTACTCTTCTAAAAATCTTCTTTAACATGTACTCCTTAGCAATTCATGATATTGTTATAAAGGCAAGGAGGCTGGCCTTGAAAGATAAGCCTAATTAATACTATATTTATAGGCAAATAATTGCTATATGACAATAGATATTTGCAAGTAGAAAGGAAACCATGTCAACTAAAGTAGATTTTCGTGCTGTTAGACCTTTTGGTCCAACCATATTACAAGGTAAACTACCTTTAGAATTAATTAAAGTTTTAGACGATAGAGCAACAGAGCTATTAGATAATGAAAAATTATCAAAAAAATATGATCATTCTATGAATTTAGCTGGTAATGTTCAAAAAGAAGTTCGTTACCCTCGAGAAGATTTAGCAAGTAAAACTTTTCAACCTTTAATAGGTGCACTAGGTCAAATAGTTAAACAGTACATATCTATTCCTCCTGCTAGTGATACTATATCACCCGCTTTTGTTGGTAAGATGGTAATAGAATCAATGTGGGTCGTGAGCCAGTGGGCGGGAGACTTTAATCCTTTTCATGTTCATCAAGGAGAATTGTCTGGTGTTATCTATTTACGTGTTCCTCCTAGTTTAAAAGAAGAGTATGCAAGGGAAGATCATTATCCTTGTGTGGGTGACATATCTTGGCATCATGGACAAGCTGCAACATTTAGTGGACACAAACATCAAGCTACTCCAGAAGTAGGTGCTATATATTTATTTCCTTCTTGGTTATCTCATGGTGTGTATCCATTTAGAACTCCTAACGAAGAGAGAAGATCTGTTTCTTTTAATTTACATTTAAAGAAAAAGGAGCCTATTAACGAATGAACATTGATGTACACGATGATGTTTTAAGTGATGATTTATTAAAGTTTATTCAAGTTGAATTAACAAAAATGACATGGAATGTTCATGGTACATTCTCCGATAATTTTGGTTTTTTTAATTGTGTTACTACAAATTATTTAAGTCATAATTTTCTTTTAGATATTTTTAATGAAAAAGAATTAACAAAAACAAAAGAATTATTAAGAATATATGTAAATTTATACCCTCCTCATGCAGGTGGTAAACCTCATGAAGATGATGGCGATACAACTTTACTTTTTTTACCTGATGATTGGAAAGAAGAGTGGAAAGGCGAACTTCTTATTAATGAAGGTAAAGAATCAATTCCTTATAAAAAAAATAGATTAATCGTTTTTAACGCTGCAATTATACATAACGCTAATACAAATTTATCTAATAAAAACAGACATACAATAGCATGGAAAACTTTAACATAAAAAATACACCAATGGTCCGTGTGACGTGGATCGACGCTCGTGATACAGAGACAGGATGGCTTGATATAAAAGATGTTCTTGATGCTCCGTTAGCCGTGTGCCAAGAAGTGGGGTGGATGGTTCATAATGGTCCTGAGAAAATAATTATTATGCGTTCATATAGCAAAGATAAAGAAGATGTTTCAGGTGGTGGCGCTATTGCTATCCCTAAAGATTGGTTAAAGAAAATAGAATACTTAAAGGTAGATTATGCAACACAATAATGTTTTAAATAAATTGAAAGAAACAGGTTATATAGTGATTGATGACTTTATTAATGAAAGTTATCAAAACGATATTGAAATGTTTTTATTAAATTCTGAGTTTCAATGGTATTTTTATTCAACGACATCTGACAATACTGATAGTTTAAATTTAGACAATCATTATGAAGGACCTCAATTTGTTCATATTTTTTTTGATTATTACTTAAAAGAAAATTCTCCACATTTAAATAAAATATTAAATGTATTACAAGGCTTGTATGAAAAAACAAATATAGGTGAAATAAAATTACTTAGAGTAAAAAGTAATTTACAATTAATGAGAAGCAAAAATACAGAAAAAAATTTTACAAAACCACATAAAGATATAGATGAAAAACATATTGTACTATTGTATTATGTAAATGACAATGATGGAAAAACATTTTTATTTAATGATGATTTTAGTATTAAAGATACTATTACTCCTAAAAAAGGAAGAACATTAATTTTTGATGGAAATTTAATACACGCTAGTTCGCATCCTATAAATTATGAAACTAGACTTGTTATAAATTATGATTTGAAGATAAAATGAAAATAAATTTTATAAGTCAAGCTGCTGATTTAATTGAGCATCCAGTTCCTATTAAAAAAGTTGTGCCTGATTGGTACAAAAAATTAGAAAGCTATTTAGACAATGACGAGTATCAACCCACTGTAAAAAAATGTCAACCTGTATTGGATAGCGTTACCATGGGCTATGCGATTTTATCTCCTTTAGATATTTTGTTTAAAAAAAAAGAAAATTTAGAAACAAAAACTTTTGAAATAGAAATAATACCAGCAAGATTAGATACTTCAAATAAAACCACAGAGCAGTGGATGATAGATTTAAACGTAGGTATTCAATATCACAAACAAGAACAGTTGAGTTTATCTATGATTTACCCCAATGAAATACCTTTAGCATTTAAATTTTTAAATCCTTGGATTATAAAAACACCGCCAGGTTATAGCTGTCTTTTTACTTCTCCCTTTAACACAGAGAAAAAAGACATAAGATTAATCACAGGTATTGTAGACACCGATAAGTATGAACCTCATATAAATTTTCCGTTTTTTTTAACAGACTGGGACACAAATAAAAGTAAAGGTAAAATGATAAAAAAAGGCACACCCATTGCTTTAGTGTTTCCATTTAAACGAGATGATTGGCAAATGAATATAGTTAATGATAAACATCTAAAAGATAAAATGAATGTTTTCAATTGGAAATGGTTTTCTACAATAACTGATAGATATAAAAACAAAAGATGGATAAGAAAGAATTACAAATGACAAAATTATTTATAGGCACGCCTTGTTATGGTGGTTTAATTACAGCAGATTATTTTAAAAGTTGCCTACAGTTAGCAGCTTTGGCTGCTACAAAAAAAGTAGAATTACAATTTGGAACAATAGGCAACGAGTCTTTAATAACAAGAGCACGTAATACTTTAGTGCAATTGTTTATGGACGGAGATTACACTCACTTAATGTTTATAGATGCTGATATATCTTTTGATCCCGAATCAATATTTAGAATGTTAGATCTAGATAAAGAGGTTGTTACAGGAGTATATCCACGCAAAACTATTGATTGGACAAAAACTATAAGAAGAGTCAAAGATAATCCTAATATATCAGAGGATGAACTTCATTCAGCGTCTTTACAGTACAACTTAAATGTTACAAACCCTGACAAAGTAAAAGTAGAAAAAGGATTTATAGAAGTTTTAGACGGCGCAACTGGATACATGTTAATTAAAAAACAGGTATTTAAAAAGATGGCAAAAGCTTATCCTAATTTAAGATTTAAATCGGATCAACATTTAGGCGATCCTCATGACAAAACATTTGGTTATCATAGCACTTCTGATTGGAATTATGCTTTTTTTGATACAATGATTGAACCAGAAACTAAAAGATATTTGTCTGAAGATTATGCTTTTTGTCGTTTATGGCAGAAAATAGGTGGTAAAGTATATGCAGATATAGCTAGTAGCTTAATACACTCAGGTAATTATAACTTCAGAGGGAGAGTATCCACTCAATTCTTGCCACAAAACAATAAATAATTTAGTATACTCCGACATGAAATTAGTCGATTTAAAATTCCAACCAGGCATAGACAAGCAAGACACTGCTTACTCAGCAGGAGATCAACGTAGATATGTTGACTCTGATTTTGTTAGATTTCACTATGGTAAGCCTGAAAGGTGGCAAGGTTGGAAATATTTACCAAATCCTAATAAAACTATTGTGGGCGTGGTCCGTGATACGCATAGCTGGATTGGTCTAGATGGAACAAGGTATCTAGCTCTGGGTACGGATAGAAAACTTTATTTATATTCTGAAGGCGCTGTCTATGATATTACGCCTATTAGAGAAGAAGAAGCTTTAACAAATCCTTTTACAACAAACGGTACCACAACAGTTTCAGTAGAAGATGCAGCTCACGGTGCAAAAGTGGGTGACTTTGTTACGTTTGATTCTTTTTCTACTATTGACGGATTAGATATGAACAACGAGTTTGAAGTGATCACAGTAGTTTCTTCTAGTGTTTACACAGTGACTCATAGTGATACTGCATCTGGTTCAACATCAGGCGGTGGTGGATCAGGTAATGCTAAATATCAAATTAATGTTGGTCCTTCTACATCTACATATGGATATGGTTGGGGAACTTTAACTTGGAATTTAAGTACTTGGAACACGCCAAGATCATCTTCTAGTGTTGTAGTAGATGCAAGAAACTGGTCATTAGATAACTTCGGTGAAGATTTAATTGCTACTGTTTTAAATGGTGGCACTTTTGTTTGGGATACATCGGGCGGTACAAGTAACAGAGCAACAACATTGTCCAATTCTCCTACTGCATCAAGATTTAGTCTAGTGTCAACAGATACACGACACTTAATGATATTTGGTACAGAAACAACTGTAGGGAACAGTGCTACTCAAGATGATTTGTTATTTAGATTTTCTGATAGAGAAGATGCTACGGATTACACACCTACGGCAACAAATGAAGCTGGTTCATTACGTATATCAGATGGTTCTAGAATAGTTGGTGCTGTTAAATCATCTGGTCAAATACTGGTTTGGACAGACACTTCTCTTCACGGTGTTCAGTTTGTTGGTACACCTTTTACTTTTGGTCTTAGACAACTTGGTGCTAACTGTGGTTTAATAGCTCAACACGCAGCAGTAGAAATAAACGGGCGTTCTTACTGGATGTCAGACAATGCTTTCTATATGTATGATGGTGTTGTCAAAAAAATGCCATGTTCTGTACAAGATTTTGTATTTGATGATATAAGTTACACAAACAAAGCTGATATAGCCTGTGGTATAAATTCTGCTTTTAACGAAATAATTTGGTATTATCCATCAGCAGATGCCACACAGGTAGACAGAGCTGTTGTTTACAATTACTTGGAGAATACTTGGTATACCACATCTCTTTCTAGAACTACTTGGCTTGGTGCTTATGTATATGAATTACCTATTGCTACTGAATATGATGCTAGTTTGTCTGCTAACAACTCTACAATACTTGGTTTAACTGCAGGTGCTTCATACATTTATGAACATGAAACAGGGAACAATCAAGCAGATGGCACAGCAATAACAGCTTTTTTAACAACAGGGTCTGTTGAAATAGCAGATGGTGATGAACTTATGTCTGTAAGTAAACTTGTTCCAGACTTTGATAATCTAGCTAATACTATGACAGCTACTTTAACATTGGAACAATATCCTCAGTCGGCAGACAATGTCACAACCACTGGATCTATTTCTAGCACCACAGAAAAAATTAATGTAAGAGGTAGAGGTAGAGCGGTTAAAATTAAATATGAAACTAACACAGTTAATGATACAGCTTGGAGACTTGGTTCTACTAAATTACAACTTAGACCAGATGGAAGAAGATAATGGCTAAAATAACAATTACACGATTACCTAATGCTACAGCAGAATATGATCCTAATCAATTTGATCAAATGATTAGTTTGTTAGATCAAATAATTTTTTTACTTAATACAAACTATCAACAAGATTTAAAAGACCAGTCAGAGTCGGAGGCTTTTTTCCTTGGCTAATACTTTTAAAAGCGCAATGGTAGATATTACCACAACAAATTTAACAACTGTTATAACAGTTCCTACGGCTAACCCTGGTGCAACGCCACCAGTTCCGCCTACTACGGATGTAGTAAAGTCTCTTTTAGTTTGTAATGATTCTGGTTCAACAACTTTAGTTGATGTTGAAGTTGTCAGAGGAGCTGCAACCTTTGAAGTATTCAAAGCAAAGAGCATTTCTACAAACACAACAACAGAATTATTGACTCAACCTTTAGTTTTGCAAGAAAGTGATATTCTTAAAGTTCAAGCCAATGCTGCCAATCAAGTGCACATTATAGCAAGTTTTTTAGAGATCACGAAAGGACAACTCTGATTAACTTACATTCTCTATTTATTACTCCCGTATTTTCACTACAACTTGAAGGCCACCAACATCTTATAGATACTATTTATCAATTACGAGAAAAAGATGAGAAAGGTATGCCGCGGTCCAATATCGGTGGTTGGCATAGTAACGATGAAATATACAATATAAAAAAGTTTCGTCCGCTTGTAGGTGATATATTAAAACATGCTAAAGATTGTTTTAACCACCTAGATGTCAAACATAATTATGTTCCAGAGATGACTGGCATGTGGAGTATGATAAATCCGCCTGGATCACGAAACAATGTACATACACACCCTTATAACTATTTATCTGGTGTATTTTATTTAAAAGCTCCAAAAAAGTGTGGAAATATTGTGTTTCTAGAGCCTAAACCACAGTCAGAGGTACTATCACCCCCAAAAACAAATAAAGCCTCTATACACCTCGCTCACAGCGTACAATGGGAACCTATTGAAAATTCCTTGATTTTTTTTCCATCTTGGTTACAACATGAAGTACAAACAAATAATTCTGATGAAGATAGAGTTATCATCAGTTTTAATATAAATTGGAGAAACGAAGATGCCGATAGTTGAACCTGCTGAATTATTAGGTCACATTACTACTGAAGATGGAAGAAAAATTCCACACTACAAAGTAAAAACTGAAACAACAATCACTCATGTAGATACAGGTGCTGAGTATAACTCAGAAGCAGAAGCTCAAGCTGATGTTGATAATCCTGGAACTTCTACAACTGCTGACAAAATTAAAAGAGACGTAAAAATATTTGCGCCATCTTTAGCAGATATGTTAGGTGAAACGCCTGATTAATTAAGCACTACACGCTTCACATTCCATATCAGAATCCAAACCAGTTATCATAACTGTTTCATCAGAGTTATGTGGTTTACCTTGAATTGTATGTATGTGAGAACTTTTTTTGTGTTCTAATAATTCTTGTTGTAGTCTTTCATTGTCTCTTTCCACTGCTAATAAACGTTCGTGGTAACGACTCACCTTATCAGCAAGGGTAGCTATAGCCTTCAATACTTCTTGATTTTCCATAATATCTCCTTGATTTGTAATTTTTGGGTGAGATCTAATTTAAACATGTGTATAGAATATATCAAGAAATCTTTTATAATTGTTTTCTTGACAAAGAAAAAAAACTACTCAATGTTAATAGTAAGCGAGAGTTTTGGTGTTTCTTTGCTTACAACCTCATGGTCTGTGTGTTTTGGAACAAAAAGAACAGCTCTCGGCTCTAGTACTATTTCTTCTTCTTTTACTATCCATGTTGTAGTTCCATATATCTGTTTTACAATAACGTCATAATTATGTGTATGTTTATTAAAGCTTGGTCTTCTGCCTGGTTTTCCAAAATAAAAATTAGCACAAGCCCATATTCCTAGCTCTTTCTTTAAATAATCACTAATAATTCTTAATTTTTTATGTGTATCCAACACATTAGGAATAAGACTTGTAAAACCTAAATCATAATATTTTTTCCATTTATCAAAATCAAGATATGTTCCGTCTACATATTTTGTATACATATCAACCATATCAAGAAATCCTGCTTGATTCATTATTCTAAGTCCATGTGCAGGAGCGCCAGGATGCATCATGTCATATTTTGGATACCAACGCCTGCTAATTTTAAGTATATCAAATATATCTTCTTCTTTAAGATCAAGATCAAAATCACACAGCCATTGAAGTATTTCTCTTTCGTGAGTAATAGGCTGTTGAGATTCTTGTTTCAAATGCCAGTTTGTTTTATCTAAAATTGGTTTTTCTACTAAAGTTTTCATCGTTACTCCAAATATAAATTAAAAGACACAGATCTTCTTTCTGTATCAGGTGTCCTAAAAGGATAAACAGTGTGCATTAACCAAGAAGGAAATAAAAAA